TTACACTGATCCTGCAAAGACCTCCTTTGCTTTGGGTAAGGTGATAAACTTACTTTTACTATTGAAATATAGGAACAAAAAAATAGAAAGATTTATTAAGTCTAATCTACAAGTGCCTAACATAATGTATATTATTTTTGTATATTAAACTTTTTTGTTGCGTTGTGATACTTGTTGGAGTTGTATCACAACGCAAATATAATATCCAAATATGGATATTTGCTTATTTATATTGTTAAAATAAGCAATATATTGCTATTTGGAATAATTCTAAATAAGCATAAGCATGGAAATTGATGTTAAACAGAGACTTAGAGATGCAATAAAGTCACAAGGAGAAAGCATTAGCTCCGTTAGTAAATTAATAGGAGCAAAACAAAACACGCTTTCAAGACAAATAAATACGGACGCTCCTATTCCATTAAGCAATATATTGCTTATTATTGATGCATTGGGATTAAGTCCATCTTGGCTCCTCGCCGGAGAAGGCGATATGTTGAAATCAGATGTTCCGACCGCCATTCCAGACTCATCAGGCATTCCGCTATACCGTACAGAGGCCGCAGCAGGTTTTGGAAATGAAAATTTCAATATTACAGAAAAGGATATTGAAGCCAGATATAAGATAAAGGAACTTGAAGCAGCTTCATTTATGCTTCATGTTAGAGGGGATAGTATGACTCCTACCTATAATAATGGAGATGTTATTGCGGTGCAAGTAGTAAGAGATAATCGCAATATCCAATGGGGAAAGCCGCATTTAGTCAGCTCCAAAACCGACGGATTACTTATAAAGAGAATCTACGATGATGATGGAGATATTATTGCCGTTAGCGACAATGCAACATATCGTCCTATTCATATTCGTAAAGACGATATCACCGGTATTGCAATAGTAAAGGGATTTGTTAGGTTTGAAAATTATTAAAAACATAATAGGAAGAAATTTGAAAAAATATGTGGACATTAGCTTTATCATTAATGGAAGGGATAGCAATGAGTGTTCTTATCTTTTTCGTAATATACATCGGTATGAAAATGGAAGGCGAGTTTGAGCGGTTGAGTGTTCGAGATGATTTGTTATCGTGGATAGCTTGTTGCTCTCCTTGTTGTACTATATTGGTCATGGGTATGAATGACCTAATTTGTAATCATAATGTTGTTGCCTTTTTAGCTATTATGTCATTTGTAGCTCCAATTATCATAGCGGATCAGTTCTCGAAAAAGAAAAAGGAGGTAGAGAAAGCTCAAAATCGTATCAACGAATTGGAACAAATCATTCGTCGACAAGATAAAGAAATTAGTGAGATGAAAACAAGAAACGGTCGATTGTAAAATAAATATGTGGGAAAGATAAATACATACCTATCTATAGGTTTACTTCAAGTAAAGATAAATTTTTTGGAAAAACAAACTAAATATAAACGACATGAGAAAAATCTTAGTTATTATTTCTATTCTATTTGTATGTATATTTATTTCTTTTGCAAAAGAAATAAATAGAACATTTTACGGATTAACCTTTCACACAAGTTACAAAATAGTGAGATGGCATTTAGAAAAAGAAAAACACAATGTATTGGAAGAAGATCAAAGTATTGTTATGTATGATAATGTTCGTATTGGAGGTTTCAACTTTGACAATGCTACTCTATCTTTTTATAACGATTTATGGAAATCTGTAGTATATTCATCTGGACATATTAATAAAGATCAAGCCATTGACAAATTTAATACGATAAAAAATGCGTTAACATTAAAATACGACATGTATGTACTAAAAGAAGATACTGATATTATAATATTTGAAGATGACAGAACGGGCATAATATTATACTGGGAATATGGTGAATCAAGGGGAGGAAAAATGTTCTATTATGTTACATTATCATATTATGATAAGAACCTATCAGATAAACAGTTTCAAAAAGAACAAGATGAGTTATAAATAGGACCAAACCACAATTACACCTTATGGGCAAAATATTATAGATGAATCATTTAACAAATCTTGAATAAATTCATATGAACACAAAAATTAAACAGACATTAAAGTTACTTTTAGTTGTAACTTTATTGGTATCCTTGACTGGAGCCGCTCAAGTGGCAAATGTATATATTTGCACTGGTAGATACGCTAAAGTGTACCATTCCAACAAGAACTGCAAAGGACTGGATAATTGTAAAGGGGAAGTTAAGTTGGTTTCTTTGGAAACGGCTAAACAACAAGGTAAACGAGCTTGTAAACTGTGCTATAAAAAATAGAGAGAATCCCCCATCACCAAGTTTAGATGCTTAGCGATGGGGAATTCTGGGTTATGGAATTTAAATTCAATCCTTCCCCCAATTTTGTTTTATCCAGTCAAACATATTTTTGGGTTGAGTTGGTCCAAAGCCGGCCCACGTGTCTCTATCTCCATCCAATTCAATAACCATAACTCGATTTTCAGAATAAAGCTTACATATTTTGTCTCTAAGTATTGATGCTGTCATTTGACCAGAACTATCTACCAACAGCCACATATTACTAATCCAATGCCACCACCCCAATTTATTATCTTTTATAAATTGTATAAAATGCATCTCCTTTTCTTTGGGGATGTTGTCGCTATAACAAACTACAAATCTTTTTTTCATATTCCATCCTCCTTTGATAGTCGAGAGTTACATTCGTTTGGTTGACGATTATTAGATAATGGTGCAATTCCAGTCACATCATCACCCATAATTCCTTTTTCAATAGCCAGTTTTTGAATAGTAAATTTTTCACTTCTTAATGAATCTCTATCATTTATCAAACAATATATGTAAACAAAAAAGAATACAGCAACTCCTAAGCAAAAAATAACAGCCAGCATTATAGTTAACCAAATAGGCGATCCAAATTTTAGTAATGTCAAAATACCTCCAATTATTAGTGCTAAGAACCATGTCAAAGGTTTCAATATTGTGGATTTTGATCCGCTTGCATCTGAACGTGAAAGAAGTTCTCTAATACCTGTTATGGACATAACGATTATTATTTAATGCAGCAAAGATGGTTAAAATCTTTAATATAACAAATCCCTGAATACAAAATTCAATTTACCTGGGATTGATAGAAAGAAGTTCATTCCGATTATAAAAGAAGCAAAAAAAATCCATCACCAAGTTTATTAGATGCTTAGCGATGGGGGAAATCCAGATTGTAGCCCCTGAGTGTAAATAAAGTGTTCGATAATTTGCGAATATTTGCAAAAAAGGTAACTTTGCACAAAGGAACGGAAAGATATGATTATTGAATTTGACAAGGACTATTTGCGTGAACTCTATACAGAAGGTAGAACGAACGACAAAAAGCACCGCTACCAGCCAGAAGTGATAAGAGGTTATCAAAAGGCAGTTTTTGTGCTTTCTTCCGCAAATACCATTACCGACTTGTTCCGAAACAATGCACTCAATTACGAGGTTTTGAAAGGGGATAAGAAAGGTATTTCATCCGTGCGGATAAATCGGCAATACCGACTTGAATTTACCGTTAGGGATGTTATGAATGAGCAAATAGTAACAGTCTGCCGTTTGCTGGATATTAGTAATCATTACAAATAGTTGTGGATATGGAAACAAAAAAAACTTACGCACCGCACGAGCTACAACCGTCCACCCCGATACATCCGGGAGAAATACTGAAAGACGAGTTAGAATCACGTGGAATGTCGCAAAGGAAATTTGCGGCTGTAATTGGTGTTTCTTATTCCGTGCTTAACGAGGTGATAAACGGCAAACGCCCGATAACCACCGAATACGCATTGAAGATTGAGGCGGCAACCGGAATACCTGCTTACATATGGGTGAATATGCAATCCAATTACGACATGCAGACCGCTCGGCGTGACAGTAAGCTGTCTGCGATATTGGATAACATACGCAAGGCTGTTGCTGTTTTGTAACGTTTACGCAAGTTTTCTTTTAAGGCATATTTTAAAGGCGGCGAATTTATTTTCGTCGCCTTTTTTATTACATAAAAGTTTAACTTCAACCCTAACCCAAGCGCATTCATTATCCGATAAAATGTACCTACACTTGGATTAAATGTTTCAATATAATACAACCTGTTCGGGTCTTATTTGCGTTTCTTTCCTGATGTAGATAATATACATTATGTTAGCGACAAAGCAAAAGCGGAGAAAAAAGACAGTCATTGACGGAATAGTAATGCGCCCTGTCTGGACTGAAACATTTAAGAATTTCAAGGTTGGTGAATCAAAGACATTCTACCGACCGGACCTAACCACAACCCAGGCCCGTGTCATAGCTGCAAGGCTGAACACTTCCACAAACATGAAATTTTCTGTCTCTACTGGAGAATTGGAAGAATACTGTATTGTAAAACGGGAGGCGTGAGTTATTGTCTCTCAGATGATAACAATTACAAAGTTAAGCAATCCCAGCAGAGGGTAGTGCCTCCGCTGGGAACAAAAAAAACAAACAACCCTATGAACGCAGAAATAACATTCTTCGAGAAATCGGTCACCTACGACAAGTTTGTGACGGATATAGCCGCCCGTCTCGCTTCATTCATGAAAGAGGACAAAGACGATCCGGAATATATCTCACAGCGGAGAGCGGAAAGAATATACGGACAGGCAAACGTACTCCGCTGGAGAAGATCAGGAGCTATCAAACCAATAATAAGACCGGGTAAGATAGAATATCCAACGGCCCAACTGAAAGAGTTAAGCCGTGTAGACGAGATATTCATCAGATGGCAATTGAGCAAAAAGAAAAAATAAACCAACCGTCGGAGTTTTCCGATATCCGCTCCTTTAGCTCAGACAGGTCAGAGCAGATCACTCATAATGATAAGGTCGCCGGTTCAAGTCCGGCAGGGAGCACCGATATAGACGTTCTTTAACATTGTGGATTAAATCCTGCCTTCCAGTAAATAGGCTTTTGCTTGGGCTGGTAGACGGGTCGTTTCAATCGATCAGCAACAAACTGTATGAGGTTATCGCTTCCGGTGTTGTTTAACCGGTGTTGTCGATGTGAGGTTGTGACGCGTAACGTTCATCTTTCAGATGATCCCTTTCGGTGTTACTCGGTCATGGAGTTGGTCAACCGTCGTTACGAATAAGATATATCCCGGACATGAAGGCGCTACGCTGCTGATTGGATCGGCCTCCGGGAACGAATTAAAAAACGTGATTATGAAAGTACTTATTCAAAAAGAAGTAAAGACAAAACGCTTACGTGAAGTAAGAATCGGGGAAACCTTTAAAAAAGAAATGCACATTGCAGAACAGGTAACAACCCTTTATATCATAGGAATCCCCGTTTTCCGGAAGAAAGAATTATTCAGCGATTAATTCCCTGATCTGATCAAGACTTTGATCTACATACAAAACAGCAGTAGCATCCGATCTTGAATAGGCAAAATGCACAACAGAACCAGACAAGTCGCTTCTTTCGACATAAGAAATAGAATTAACATTCACGATAAATTTGTCTTTCCCAGAATTTAGTTCAATAAACTTGCTCATTTTCTTAATTTTTTTGATTTGACACTACAAAGTTAAGAAAACCCGGTACAAAGGCGCGAAGCTGTCGATCGGATCGGCTGCCGGGGACAAATTTTTACTCAACTAATTCTTTAATTTTTATTGTTTACAGCTAACGAAGTTGGCAAAACCAACTTATCCGTATCCTCTTGCGACAAGCCGATACGGTTTCTTTTTTGACTCTTTTTATTTCCATACTATATAACTCGTGGCAATCCCTATCCGGGTATCCTTGCGGTGGTTGGTTAAGAAGACCGTATTGCCACATAACAAACATTGATATGAAAGAAATATTTATTCCGCCTTAGAGATGGTTGGGCGGCCAAATAAACAAGGTGAAAATTTTAATTATATCAACGTGTCTCGCCTAAAAAGCTCACCTGGGTTTACACGCGGATCGAGTCCGCGATTGGCCTCAGTTATTTTTTATTGGTTTAGAATAAGTAGTAATATCGCCGTATCGGCCTGTGACAGGTAGATACGGTTTCCTTTTTGAAACAAATTTAAAAATCAACGATATGGAAACAGAAAACAAAATCATCTTTGTGATGGCCTTGCTTATGGCAATAGGCAGTGGTGTCGGGATGTTCTACAACTATTCCCTTGTTCTCTTCTTTGCATGTGGCCTTTCCTTATTATATGCAATACATAAGGAGGAACGGAAATGAAGGAGATCTACATCAAGAACCCGGACGGCGATCTTTGCTACGACGGAGAAGAAACCAATGATCCAGAATTCGACGAAATGTTGGAAGATTGGAGGTTTGAAATGAACACGTACAACTATTAAAACATAGCAAATGAAAACAAAAGAAGACTTGCAGGCGATGAGCCACGGAGAGCTCGTTGAATACGCATTGGAAGCACAGAATAACATAATTATTGCATGTGACTATCAAAGAAAATGCATAAGGCTGGAGGAGATCCTTTCCGCCATCGGCATCGTATATGAGGCTTACAAAAACGAACAACATTAAAAACAGTATAATAATGGAACAACAGATTCAAACAACAGAACTGCAGATTACCCAGGCAAAACAAGCAGCCGAATTTGCACTTACTCCGGTCGGACAGATGGTGAAACAGTTCGAGGTCATGCAACGCATGGCAAAGATGTACACGGAAAGCACAATCGTACCAGAAGCCTATAAAGGCAATGTTGGCAACTGTGTGATTGCGATTGATATGGCAACACGTATGGGCGTGAATTCGCTGATGGTCATGCAAAACCTTTACATTGTCAAGGGCAACCCCTCATGGTCGAGCAAATTCCTTATTGCTACCATCAACATGAGTGGTAAATATTCATCCCTACGATACCGAAAACGAAGTCTCGGTAAGGTCGGAAAGATCAAATATAACGAAACGGTTTGGGATAATGTTGCTAAGTGTAATACCATAGTGGTAAAAGAGTTTGACGGTACAGATGTTGACAACATTGAATGTATTGCCTACGCAACTGAACTTTCTACAGGGGAGACACTTGAATCCGATCCTATAACGATTGAAACGGCAATTAAGGAAGGATGGTATACAAAAACCGGTAGCAAGTGGGTTACAATGCCAAGCCTTATGCTTACTTATCGTGCTGCTGCATTCTGGCAACGTATGTACTGTCCTGAAATCAGCATGGGATTCTTGACTAAAGAAGAAGCTGACGACATACAGGATGTCGAATATGAAGAAATCAAGCCAAAAAACAAGCTGGCCGATCTGGCAAGCAAAGCAGCCGTCCAAAAAAAAATGGAAGAACAGCAACCATACCCGGTTGAAAAAGCAGAGACGGATAGTAAACAACCCTCACAAAAAACCCTGTTATGATTGATAATGCAGCACAGCATACGATAGCTTGGTTCCGCGCCCGTCATGGGAATATCACAGGCAGCAATGTCGGCTTACTAATGAAAAGCGGGCGCACGGACATCTTTTCTGAAACAGGGAAAAGCTACATATATCAAATAGCATCAGAAAGGGCAATGAATCCGGCTATCGTTAATGACGATAGCCAGTTTGCCGAATATCTCAAGCAAACGGAAGTGACCAGCAAGGCGATACGATGGGGCAACGAACAAGAGGCGGATGCTCGCAACCTGTATGCCGAAATATCCGGTCTGCATATTGTGGAGGTCGGTTCGTGCAAACATCCTACCATTCCACATTTTGCCAGCAGTCCAGACGGTTTTTACTACGACGAGAACACCGGCATAAAGTCCTGTCTGGAAATAAAATGTCCCAACCAGGCAACATTCATGCGCTACAAGAACGAGATTTATGACAACGCATCCCTATTAAGCGTAAAATATGAATACTTCTACCAGTGCATGGCACACATGATGTGTACAGGGGCGAAAGAGGTATATTTCATTGCCTATAATCCATACCAATCCGATCCGATACACATCGTCCGTATCCTGCCGGATGAAAAAATATTCGCGGAAATGGATAGGCGTATACGCCTTGCTAACGATTTGATAGATAAAATAATTAATTAAACCCAATATGAAAACACAGCAGTTAATAACAATAAAAGAAAGCGACCTTGAACTGGTCGTTAGTGAAAAAACATTAGGTAGCCTTACTACTAATGCGATCCAAATCAGAGACATGGTAAAATCAACTCTTCCCATGTACGATATATCAAACTATAACGATGACAATATCGACCAGGCGAAGAGAGATAAAGCTGCTCTCAACAAGGCGGCCAAACTTCTCAACTCAAAACGTCTTGAAATCGAAAAGGAATTTATGAAACCTTTCGGGGAGTTCAAGGAAGTTGTGGCTGAAACCGTAAAATTGATTGGCGAATGCTCTGCCAAGATTGACACGGTAGTCAAGCAGAACGAACAGCAGTATAAAGACAAGAAACTTGCCGTTATCCGTTCCTACTTCGACGATGGAAATACGACTCTGATCGACTTTCGGAAAATCTTCAAGCAGGAATGGCTTAACAAGTCCACAAGCATGAAAGCGGTACAAGCAGACATTGAAACGGTTTTCGCTAAGGTTGACGAAGATCTTGAAACGCTTAAAGGCTTTGGCGGTGATGATTTTGACGTACTTCGCACATACTATATGGACACGATGAACATTGGCAATACCATCCAGTATGCTAATCGTCTGAAGGAACAACGCGAACGTGCCCAAGCAGCAGAAGAAGCACGTATCAAAGCTGAACAGGAACGAAAAGAACAGGAAGAAGCACGTAAGAAAGTAGAAGCAGAACAACCCAAAGTTAGCCAACCCAATCCTTTTAATACGGCTAATCAAAGGATGAATGGGCAACCTTCTTTTATGGATCAGCCTAAAGAACAGCCTGTGCCGGCACAGCCGGAACTTCTAACTCGTGCCTTCAAGGTCACAACAACCCGTGAAAATATTATCGCTCTCGGCAACTTCATGAACGAACACGGCATTGACTTCGACAAGATAGAGGTTCCATGACTTGAGGATGAAGACAGGATAAGTAAAACAGATATTAAAACAATCATAGGTCTGCTCAATCGATCGCAAGTACTAATAGACGCCAACTGCTCTAAGCCGGTCGATCTGGATGTAGCCCGCAGATGCAGGAAGATGGCCCGTAAATTAGAAAGGAGCTTGAAATGAATGATTACGAATACATCCCGGATTGGAAAGTCTGGGAATAGTCAATAGTGTGTTTTGCATGGTATTAGTTTAGGTTAGTTTCCCCTTGCCGTCCGTGAGGATATGCAGAGGGGAGTTTTGGGACGAAAGGGAGTGGTCACATAAGCCATGCGTCAGAGCGGTTCGATTCCGCTCCGTCCCACAAATAGGTTGAACGAATTAAAAGAAATAGAGTATGATGCACAATTGGTTTGAATGTAAAGTCTCCTATGAAAAGATAATGGAGGACGGAAAGCAAAAGAAAGTGACGGAGCCCTATTTGGTCGATGCCTTGTCGTTTACAGAAGCAGAGGCTCGTATCATCGAAGAATTAACCCCTTTTATCAGCGGTGAGTTTGTGATAAAAGACATCAAACGGGCAAAGTTGTCCGAGATATTCTTCAATGAGAATGGCGACCGCTTCTATAAGATCAAAGTCTACTTCATTACGCTTGATGAGAAAAGCGGAGCTGAAAAGAAAACAGCTGCACAGATGCTGACACAAGCCTCCAATTTGAAAGAAGCTATCGAAGTGCTGGAAAAAGGAATGAAGGGCACTTTGGCCGATTACGAAATTGCTTCTGTCACCGAAACCGCACTCATGGATATATTCCCGTATGATGCCGAAGATGACAAAGATACGGATAAAACAGCCGACGCCAACAATCCATCCGTTCGCAAATTCTTCCAGTCCCTACCTGAAGGGTGTAAGACGGAAATCACCGTATCGGGAAAGAAGATCATCGTAGACAAGACCGGACGTGACACGGTTGTAACACCTTCTGGTGAAGGATGAGAAAGGAAACAGCTCGATGGATTTTGGATACGACATACCGGACTATGAACCGGATGAATACGATAATTACGATTACGAATGAGACATATAGAAGATCAATTACAAAAGTCAATAGTCAGATGGTTCGATTTGCAATATGCGAACCTCAGACACTTGCTGATACACGTTCCTAACGGAGGCTATCGCAATGCAGTCGAGGCGGCGAAGTTTAAACAAATGGGTGTCAGAGCCGGGGTCCCGGACCTCATTTTGCTATATCCAAATAAAGAACACCCGTTTATGGGGATCGAGTTGAAGGCCGGCAAAAACAGACAATCCGTACACCAGAAGGAATACGAAGCTGAGTTTGGTCGGATCGGCGCCAAATATGTCGTTGTCCGTTCGATCGGCGAATTCATGAAAGTTGTGAATGAGTACTTAAACAACGTATGACGATGGAGAAAGAGATAAAAGAAATAAGCGATTATCTAAACACCACCTGCTCGAACAATCCGGCGGAAATACAAGAGCGCATATCCGTCATCATGGTCTACATGATGCGTACCGGCGAAATGCTCGCAGAGGCAAAAAAAATACTCCGGAAGAAAAAGTCTGACGAGATACAGAACATGATCATTCGGATAGCGAAAGAAAATTGCCTGTCGGCCAAAGTGCAGAATGCCTTACTGGATAGCATCGCGGAAGACGAATGCTATCTGGTCGACCGATTGGACCGACTCAATGCTTCTTGCACGCATCAACTGGATTCACTTCGAAGCCTGCTTAGTTACGAGAAGGAATCGCTTAGACTCAATAAGACAGGATATTGATAAAGTGGAGAAGAATTTATGATATGGCAACAAGGAAAGAGTTGACAAGCTACTTTCCCCATGACAGCAATGCAAGAAACTCTGACAAACTTATACGGCTTAGAATGCGGCATAAAGCTGCCGGTTACGGTGTTTACTTTATGATCCTTGAAAGATTAAGGGAAGAACCGGAATACACGAGTGTCAAAGATTATAACATGATAGCCTTTGACCTTCGTGAAGACGCTTCCCTGATAAAATCAGTCGTTGAAGATTTTGGGTTATTTGTCTTTACCGATGACGGTAAGTACTTCTACTCCGAAAGTTTCAAACAAAGAATGGAGATTAAAGACGAACAAAGTAGAAAAAAAGCTGAAGCTGGAAAGAAAGGTCTTGAAAAAAGGTGGGGAAATAGCAAAAATATAGCAAATGCTATCGAAAATGATAGCAAAGCTATAGCAAATGCTACGGGAAATGATAGCAATAAAAGAAAAGAAAAGGAAAGGAAAGAAAAAGAAAGTAAAGAAAAGTATCCTCCCCCTCTATCCCCCACAGGGGGAAATGGAGGATGCGGAAATAATCTTTTTTCTAAAGATTCCAATACAGATGGGATAGAAAGAAACTTCGAAGGACTGACCAACAGGCTGAACAGATTATTTATCCCTCCAGACGAGTTCAACACCATTTGCCAATTGTCGAACAATGGAGAAATAGGGCATCCCATTTGGACCATAATCCAAGCTGCTGAACGAGGAGGAGCTCGGCTGCACTCTCCCGGCAAATATATTATTTCAGAACTCAAAAAAGCAATCAAGAAATGAAAATCAATGTTTTCAAAACTCAATGTAAAATAGGTTCATCTGTCAAATACAAACAGAAAACAAGAAAAGTTGTCGACATAAACCGAAGTACCAATGAGGTTTGTTTAGACCGCCGTCTGTGGGTTCGTTGTACAGAGGTTGAGTTATTAACATCGGAATAAAAAATATATGATCATGCAAAAAGACTGGAAATTAGAAGAAATAAAGCGTCTCGAAAAGGAACGCGACAGGAACTTGGCAATACACTGTAACTATGTGGCTGCCAAACATCAAAGACTGATCGACAGACTGGAAAAGGAAATCAATCAAAACACGAAACATTAATACATCTATAACTACCTAAAATTTAAAAACAATGAATGTTAACATCAAAAATTTAAACCTGTCGGTAATCATGCCGGCGATCACCAAGAGTGGCCAACCCGTATGTAACGACCGCGAACCATCTAAAGATGACAAAGTAGAGCACGCCAGCGGACTGTATCTAATCTACGAAGACGGACACGTAGAGCCGTTTACCGGCGATAACTCCAAAGATTGTGTACGATACATCGGGTTGAAGCACGGATACATGTCATTTGCAATCTCACTGACGGAGCATGATAACGTACAATTGCTTGACGATGATAGCCGTGAAGAATCCGGAAGTGGGACATATTACGAACGTGAATGTGATGCGCTGTTTGATTTTGACGGACAGAAAAATACGGAACGCCTTGTAGCCAGAAATCCAAAATTGAGAAATCTGCTGGAAGATGGCGAGTATATACCATCTCTTGGTCAATTAAATTTAATGGCCCATTATATGGACGAACTAAACAAAGCATTCGCTTATGTTTCGGCATCTCCCCTCTCCTCGGCGTGGTATTGGTCCAGTACTGAGTACAGCCAGAGCAACGCGTGGTACGTGAGCTTCTCCAATGGCGGCACGAGCAGCAACGGCAAGTACAGCAGTATCAGGGTTCGGGCGGTGGCAGCATTCACTTTTAAACTTTAATCTTTTGGTGCGCTCCTTTTGGAGCGTGCCTTTAAAAATCAACATTACACAGAAAAGGCAATAAAAAAAAGAAATCAAGATGGGACAAGTTAAAGGTTTTAATGACATAATTGCTGATTATTTGAAACAACGAGCAGAAGAAGATACCCTGTTTGCTCCAAAGTTTGCCAATCCCAATAAGAGTATTGATGAATGCTGCCGTTACATTTTAGGAGAGGCTCGTAAACGAGGAACTGCTGTTGCAATGAGTGACTCGGAAGTCTTTGGACTGGCCGTGCACTACTATGATGAAAAGGATATCAAGATAGAAAAAGTTTCTGCCGGTTGTTCTGTTTCTTCTTCTCAGAAAGTAAAACTAACAGAAGAAGAGAAGAAAATAGCCCGTGAAGTGGCTATCAAACGGTTAGCCGAAGAGCAATACCAATTGCTTAAAAAGAAGCCGGCGAAAAAGAAAGCAGATACAAATGTCCAACAAATGAGCCTGTTTTGATATGAAGCCGAGAACGAAATTGGAAAAGCTGGTGACGGAGTTAAGCGGAAAACTGCCTGCCATCACGAAGGAACAGGAAGACTGAGCCAAAAAGCATCTGTTTGATCATTTTGCCTACAAATGTAAGGATGAGCTATGGTGTTCCGAATGCGGTAAGATGTGGGTCAATACGAGTAAAGATAAATTGGGTGACAAAATCGAATGCCCTTATTGCCATCATCAATTGGACGTAAAGGTCAGCCGGAAGCAGAAGATCCATGAAGAGGCGTATATGTCCATCCTGCAAGTGAAAGGCGGGTTCCAGGTGATCCGGCATATACTATGTTGGAAAAATATTCGGAAGGAAACTTCTCCGGTGTGTTATGATTTTACAGAAGTGGTTCAAGAGTGGATTCGTGAAGACGGAAAACGTACGATCATAGCCCGACCGATTAATATGGGCAGTAACGGATTTGTATATAGTTCACCTCTCAGTATCAAAGGAGAATATGGAAGTACCCCCTATAACTATTACGGTGATTTGTATGCGATACATGGAGAGCTTTATCCAAGGAAAGAATTACTGCCGGAATTAAAAAAACGGGGACTGAATCGACGGTTCCCAGATGTAACCCCGTCGAAATTGATACGTGACTTATTGAAAGGTGGTAACGATTCGGAATTGTGTCTGAAGACCGGGCAAATCCCCATGCTGAAGCATATGTATAGAAACGGCTTCTCCCAACTTCGCTATAAACCGTCGTTCAACATCTGCAACCGCAACCATTACATCATTAAGGACGCTTCTATGTGGGAAGATTATATGTCTTTGCTGTCTTACTTTGGTAAAGATATGCGTAACGCCCACTATGTCTGCCCTAAGAACCTGAAAACTGCACATGATAAACTACTAAAGATAAAACAGGTACGTGAAGCCAGGTTGAGACAGGAAAGGGATCGAGCACAATCTATCAGTAAGCGTGAAAAGTTAATGAAGGATATAGCCGGCTTCTACGAGCGGATGGAAAAGTTCTTCGGATTGAGAATCGAAGAAGAGGATATAATCATCCGCCCTTTGGAAAGTGTCACCCAGTTTTATCAGGAAGGTAAGGCCATGCACCATTGTGTGTATCAGAACGGATACTACAGACGGCCGGAATGCCTGATATTATCGGCAAAGGACACGGCTGGAAAACGATTGGAGACGATAGAGGTAAACTTGAAGACACTGGATATCGTACAGTCCCGATCCTTCTGTAACGGCGTAAGCGAGTATCACGACCAGATAGTCAAACTGGTGAAAAAGAATATGAACCTGATTCGTCGTAATAAGACAAACTAAAAAATTATGAGTGATTTATACTTCAACGATAAACGCTTTGTTGGCCACAGTAAAATTAGTGATATATTTTTTTTGCTTCCGGCGATAATGTGGTACATGGAGCACGAAAGGATTAAAGATGCAGACGCGTTCGTGATATGTGCGCATTGGCTTTGTTTTCAGTGCGGGTTATTTATCCGGTGTAAAAGAAAAATTAAAAAGAAATGAGCCTACAAGATAAAATATACAACTCTATTGTTTTATTGCTGAGAAGTGAAAGAATGGCACGGGAATATGACCCGGAAAACGGTTTTTACCTTGCTTTTTCCGGTGGTAAGGATAGCCTTGTTCTTTATCATTTAGCAAGAATGGCGGGTGTAAAGTTTAAAGCACATATGAACTTAACATCTATTGACCCTCCAGATGTTATTCGCTTTGTAAAACAGAGATATCCGAGTGTGGAGCTAATAAAACCGAAAATGTCTATCTATGATATGGCGTTGAAAAAACATATTCTTCCAACCAGGTTCATGCGTTGGTGTTGTGCTGAGTATAAGGAAATGTCCGGCGCCGGAAAAGTAACGCTCATTGGAATCCGTAAAGGTGAGAGCGCAAAGCGTTCTAAACGTAATGAGGTAGAAACAGGTAATCGCAAATTCAGTGGAAATTTCGATCAATTTTCCGAACACAGGGAAACAATGGTAACGTGTGTCAATGGAAAAGACAAAATTCTTGTTTCGCCTATCCTTAATTGGACGGAAGGGGAAGTCTGGGAGTTTATTCATCGATATAAAGTACCATATTGCAAGCTATATGATGAAGGTTATAGCCGTATTGGTTGTATTCTTTGCCCTATGTCAAACCGAAAGCAAAAGTTGAAAGATATAAGACGTTTCCCTCACGTAAAACGGAAATGGGTACAGACGATCCAGAAACTCATTGATGCCGGATATCTTAATCACAACTTCTCAGATGCGGAATTTGGCTTCAACTGGTGGATAAGTGATAAAGGCTTCGATCATTTTTATGCCGACGAAGTTTTACAACAGAAAATTCAATTCTAAAAAAATGAATCATGAATATAGGTTTATTGCCTGTTGATAGTTCTTATCCTAACCTGGCGTTGATGAAGATTAGTGCTTATCATAAAGCACGTGGTGATAGTGTTGAATGGTATAATCCTCTCTGCTGCTATGATAAAGTATACATAGCGAAAGTCTTTTCCTTTACTCCTGATCACGGTTACTATATCAATGCAGATCAGGTAGAGAAAGGTGGAACCGGCTACGATATATCAAAGAATTTACCAAAAGAGATAGACCGGGCTTATCCGGATTATAGTTTGTACGGTATTGATAAAGAGGCTTACGGCTTTTTGACACGTGGATGTCCGAATCGGTGTAAATGGTGTGTTGTCCCCAAAAAGGAAGGCAACATTACTCCGTACATGGATATTGAAGAAGTGGCCGGAAATAGAAAGCATGTGATTTTGATGGATAACAATGTTTTGGCTTCCGAATATGGATTACAGCAGATCGAAAAGATTATTTCCATGGGACTTCGAGTTGACTTCAATCAAGGGCTGGACGCAAGGTTAGTTACCGATGATATAGCCAAGCTCCTTGCTCGTGTGAAATGGATAAAACGTATTCGCTTTGGGTGTGATACGCCGGGACAGATCGCCGATGTCGAACGAGCAGCGAAGCTGATTGACAAGTACGGTTACAAAGGCGAATATTTCCTCTATTGCATCCTGATGGACTTTAAAGAGTCGTTTTACCGGGTCAATTATTGGAAGAGCGTTAGCCGTCGATTTGTGCCGCACTGCCAACCTTTCCGTGATTTGAGCAATCCGCGTCAGGTCATTCCGCAATGGCAGAAAGATATGGCCCATTGGGCTGACCGGAAGGAACTCTACATGAGTTGTGATTTTAAAGACTTTACCCCGCGCAAGGGATTTAGGTGTAACGAATATTTTAAAAATAATTAAGCTATGAAAACTTTAAAACAATGGGAAAAATCAGGCCTGGATTTAGAGGATTTTATTCATCCCGGAGATTGGATAAGTGAAGACCTATACAATTATATTGGAGAAATCGTTTGTCCGTATTATTGTTCAAAGGACTTAATCCAAGGAGGCGATCCAATTAAATCGGAAGATGGAGTATTGTTTTACTGTACCTGCCATCATACTGAGGATGATAGATATCTATATCTTGGTATCCTTCCGGAGTTTAAGCAGTAACTACTATAACTAAATAGGTATGAATATAGATACTGAATTTAACGTAGGAGATAGCGTATGCTATCTGAGCGGGGATAACATTATCCATACAACTATAAGCAAAATAATCATCGAAATATCCTATGCTGATGATAATTTCTTTATGGTTTATAAGCTGTCAGATGGACTTAGTGTACCCAGAAACAATTATCCCAAATGGGATAAAAGACTTTTCAAAGACAAAGAGAGTTTGATAAAATATTTATCTGAATCATAACTACTAAAGAATATGAATATGGAACCATTGATAAGATTGGTGGGATTAAAGGGGTGCAGTGGTGATACTTATGCTTATTTTTCCCGTGATAAAGAAAATGTGAAAAAAGCGTTGGAATTGGGGATAGCCTGTACCGGAGCGGACGATAACGGAGCCTATAACATATATTTTAATGACTCTGAGGAACTTTGTTGTGAGTATATGAGATATTGTGTTACCAAAGAGTTTAAAAAAGCCGCTTCTATTGAAGAGGCTGTTGAATGGATGGATCAACTAATGAACTAAAAATTAAATAGAAATGAAACAAAAGAAATTACATATATCTTTTGACTTAGTATAATTGGCAAAACGAAAAGTACAAATTTTCAAAACGAAAGAGGATGTAAATTAAACTGTGTCAGCAAAGAATAAAATATTAACTTTGCTAACACAGTTTTTCTTGAATAAAAATCCGCTAACCGCCACTCTGTTTCGAGTAAAAAGATCGTTACTTAGGATGCTCGTAGTTTCTTAAGAGTTGATTTGTCAGAGGATTGCTCCATCGAATTGAATGTCTTTTTCCGGAAAGGAGAAAGGCCTCGGATTAATGGTTTTGTTCATTATAACACTAAAACTAAATTAAGGTTACCAACAAATCTGTTGTAACGAAGAAGATGGCCCATCAGTACATAACTTACCTTTTTCATCGAAGAATAATCGATCCATACAGACCACTCTATCCCAATTCGGTTTTTGGCAATGCACATCAGCATGGCGATGATAAACAATATACAGATCACCATTCGGAGCCTCTACTATCGAATTGTGTCCCGGTGCAGAAACCCCTTTAGGAAGATCCGTAGTCAAAAGAGGATTATCCTCACTCTTTACCCAAGGCCCCAGTGGACTATCCGCATAAGAAACCCCTACTCCATAAAACTCATAGCCGGTATCATTGGCGGAATAAGTCATATAATACTTTCCATTCTTTTTAAACACATAAGCACCTTCATTGCATCGGTTCCTATCCCAGTTAACCTTTTCCCATGTTTGCGAAGCGCCAGATATAAAAACAGGTTCCCCCATCAATCCGGAAAGGTCTTTTTTTAATTTCACCCCATAAAGTTCACCAGTAGCCAACGTATCCTGCATTCCATTTTTGCTGAAATATACATAAGGCGTCCCGTCATCATCAACAAAAATGTCTGCATCAATGGCAGAATAGCCCAAGTCGAACCAAGGAGTATAAAGATCTATAAACGGTCCTCCCGGCTTTTCACTGACAGCAAGACAAGTAAGCATCCGATCCAAATCTTTCATATAACAACTGTAAGTCATATAAAACCGCCCTTCGTAATATTTCACCTCTGGAGCCCAAAAGCCATAACAGCCGATGTGATCCTTTGGTTTACGATACAAAAGACCTTGATACTTCCACCTAATCAGGTCGGAAGAAATATAATAAGCAAATCCTTCTCCTTCCGGCAATGCAGTCGTACCTGTCAGGTAATATAAACCACCGGCTTTATAGATAAAAGGATCAGCTATATACAATTCAGTACTGTCCGTTGTTTTTAAAGGATTCTCATAACACCTTAACTTCCTATCCGATATTTGATGACAAGAAAACAAAAAAACACTCGACAATACAAGCATCGTTTGATAAAAAAACTTCATATAAATGTTATTTTTGCAAAATATCCAGTAAATGTACTTCTATTTTTCTAATAACAAAACTATTTCCGATTCCTTTTTAAATGAACCCTAATCACATATTTGACAAACTACCGCTAAACTGAAAATTTAGCGGTAGTAGTTCACCAAATCCTATAATATCCCCCAATCCCTACATATGGAGATAAGCCATTTCGGCCAATACCATAACCGGCCGTTAGCTTCCGAGGCGCTATGATTGGCGCCTTTACAAACAACCAAGGGGCTTTTCATCCCCGTATTTTCCAAGAAAACAAATCGTATTTTATTGGTCTAAAGAATCGTACTTTTTTGAGGCAGAAAGTAGACCTAATACCGATAATCAACGTTGTATTACAGAGAAATATCGTTTGTAATTATCATACGCATCTTTTAGTACCTCAAATAAGTTTACATTCTGTGAATAGTTTAACGAGTCTGTTGCATACCATGGTGTTCTATTGTCCAAAAAATACGAAATATTTTTATAAGTATATTGTGTTATATCATTCTTACTGTTTACTTGGACTTCAAAATTATTCTGAGGATAATCAGCAAGAGGAACAAATATTTGTAAAAAGTCTTTCTCGTTAAATGCTCTACTCTTCAAATAGGTGAAATTTTTCGTTAAATCAGATAATGCATCTTCTAAATCAGAAGAGGAAGTGAAAATTCTTTCTAATAGTTCTAATATACTCATTGCTGGTATTTTTTTTATAGAACATTTTGAGATAAAATTATATGAAATATAACCATTTAGATGATAATCTCCTTTCATCTTCAATAAACTTCTGAGATTTAGCTTCCCTGTCTTGATAAAAATACTAAGAATATAAACAAGACTCTCATGTATAATTGAATAAGGGTCATTAATGGTTGTTTCTTTATCAATATCTATACAACAAACTTGATTTGCTATATTATTTATAATCGCCTCTTCATTATGGAAATAATATATTTCTTTACTATAAAATTTATCTATATATCCATTAAAGTCTACATTTATTCCATATTTGGCACGGTAAATATTCCGAATATTCGCAATATCACAGACAAGTATAGTTTTATCAAATCCAAACTTATGTTCTTGTTGGTTCTCAAAATCATTATGTACCGACAGTATATTTAGAATACGGAATATATGTTCGGGGTCTATACGGTCTAAATCATCTATAACTAATATAACCTTTTTATTAGTCTTCATATTAGTTTTCGCATCTTCAATCAAATTGAGTATAATCTGAGTGATTAGATTACTTTCGTAGATGGAACCTGGACGTGAGGCAATCTTGTGTAAAAAACTTTGTACCTCTTGTCCCTCGTCTTTCGAATTTTTAGTTATATATTTGTTAATTTCCTTTTTAAATGAGCTTAAAGAGGAAATAAGGTCTGTACCTAAATAAATCTTTTCTGCCAAATTAAATAAGGTGCCAAAAAAATTATCGATATGATTTTTGAGATAAAAGAAAGTTCCAGTAGAAAATGATATCTTACTTCTTTCAAAATCACATGGAATCTTACTTAGTATTTGTAGTAGTACATCAACTTTGATATACTCGAAAATATCTTCATTGCTTGCTACTGAATAACTTACAGGAGATAGGAATATTCCTATATATTCGTCTTTGTGAAATTCATTGAAGAATTTGTTCAAAAAGTAAGATTTACCTATACCAAATACTCCTGAAAAAATAATATTATTATTTCCTTCTTCACCAATAAATTGATAAAAACGTTTTTTTTCTTTATCTATGCTTATTTCCATTGTTTACATATTTTACTCAAAGGTAATAAATTCTTCATCTCTATGCAATAGATATTAAATGCTGTTTAAAAACACTTCTATAATCTCCGGTTCCTTCCCGTCCGGAGGTATTCCCGGACGTAGGCGTCGGCCACGTAGCCAGCTTCCTGCTCATAACAGATTGCCTTGTATACCCGTTGCATGTTCCGGCATTGGCAGAGCAGAAAAGCCATTCGAGGATATACCAAGCAAGGAAGGAGATCGCAAGGAACGAGAGTATTCACCATCCGGAACATCCCAATAACCAAAGTGCTATTACCGTGATGACACAGAATACCACTGACTTCAATCCGGTGGTAATATCCACTGCAAGTGGTGCCTTCTATCTATTGAGAAAGAAAATGAAGCTCTCTGTCATGATGGTGTGGTGTGTGTGTTGTGAAAAGGCATCAGGTCAAAGCGGTAGCGAAACGGTGCAAAAAGTCAGATTATATCCGTATAGTAAAAATTCTTGGGAAAAAGGATTCAGCCGGATGTAATGAAAGTACGAAACAGAGCATACCAGTTCACGGCCATAGATGATTGCATCTGGCAGAGAACCATTCGTGTATATCCCAATAAAAGAACAGAAAGTACAATTCAAATATTGCCACTTCGAAATATTTTCGTATTTTTGTGTAAAAATTTAATAGAGATAATGTTCGCCAATAGGTTATTGATAATAGGGAACGGTTTTGATCTGGATTTAGGATTAAAAACGAGCTATTCTGATTTTATTGAGAGTGACAATTTTAAGTCCATAGCACACAAATATCAGTTACTAGATTTCTTATCTGAAAAATTTCATACTGAAAAATGGATTGATCTAGAAAACTTTTTAAGGTTATTTGCTGAGCAATATAAAACTGGTAAAGCTTTACCAAAAGACACAGAGACTGCGTTTGAAAAATTAAGAGATAGCCTATGCCAATATTTAACAAATATCGATTTTCAATTAAAAACAGAATCCGTTGCAGCAACTTTACTAAAAGAAGTAGTAGATAATGGCTATTTTCAAATATTGAGTTTTAATTATACAGACATTAATCAAATCCTCTTGTCTTTAAACATACCTAATAAAGATGTTCAATATACATATATACATGGAAATCTAAAAGATAAGTCTATTATTATTGGTTTTCAAGATGATGTCGATGTTGCTAAACCAACTTATTTTATGATAAAATCTCATAGTCCATATTATAGATCATGTAATGTTAGAGCTCAATTGGAAGAAGCTGATGAAATTATTTTTTTTGGACACTCTTTGGGAGCTACAGATTATCATTATTTTTCAGATTTTTTTAAACAGCAATCAGATCTAACTTCCAAGAAGGTAAAACCTAAGAAGATAAGAATATTTACCTATAACGAATCTTCCCGACAGGAAATATTGGCTCAACTAAGAGATATGAACGAACATCGGATTAATTATCTTTATGATTTAAACGACTTAAGAATATATCGTACTATGGAAGATCAAGAAGATATTAAATTATATTTTCGAGAACTTCAAGAAAATGGAATAGAAGCTCATAGAAGAATTTTAGACCGAGCCTCAGAATTGTTGTTATAAATAATTTTTTTAATTCTACCCCCCCCTTCAAAATTGTACTTTTGGTTTTGCCAATTATATCGGCAAGGGAGCGTTCTCCAATGGTAGAGAAGTCGTTTTGTATCAAATTAACGGTCACATTTGTTACCGGAACCTAAAACATTTCATCATATCCAAATCCGTATTTAACAACAATCTTTTTCCCTTCTATTTCAACTTTTTCGAGTAATATGAACAAAAAGCTATTTCTTTAGCTTGTAGACCATCCGGCCAACGACGATCAGTATTGTAACAATGATAACGGCTATAGCCCAGCCGCCGAACTTGATTTTCGTTTGTTGCCAGAGTGTCAGCTTCTTTTCGATTTCAACAGGATATGGAACTTGGATAGAGTCCGTCCGGTTTATATACAGCGTGTCTACCCTGTCCTTGTACCTATAGATGTACCTGTACCGATATTCGACAACGGTATCGCCTCTTTGGATTACAGAGATCGAATCATGTATAAGTACGCTATCGATCCGGACAGAGTTGAAGAACACGCTGTCGGTCCTAACCGTTTCGACCGGCACATATTTTATCTTTGTCCGGCATCCAGCCAGACAAAGAATAAACGCTATAATAATAGATAATAGTCTCATAGCAAAATCCATCCTGTTATAACATCCGGCATATCGGCTTCTACGCCGTTTTCAACATAAGACATAGCAGCGACAATGCGAATCATTATCTCTCTGTTCTCAGGATATACAGGCTCGTCAGCCGGAATACCGCTTCTTTCCGCCACCACCCTGATATAATTCTCCGTATGGTTCTCGTTTGTCGGGGCCCATCGGCTAATCATCTTGCGGATGGTGTCCAGTTTGTAATTGCGGATATAATTCCGTAAGATTACGAACATCGCCCGGTAGCCGTAGGCCATCGTTTCGAACTGTTTAAATGACTTATCCTTGCTTGGTCTCACCTCGCCCTGAAATAAGTCGCCATTGATCCGGATATTTCCGGGATTGTTATTTCTTAAGCCTCTCGGCAAATTATTCTTCTTCATATTATTTATCTCCTTTATTACTTGAATTTTTGATAATCTTAATCAGTTCTTCCGCATCTTTCGATACTGCGCATTGAACGATCCTTTCTACGATATCGGCAATTTCCCCGGCATGAGCCTTCTTCTTCTTGCTATTTTCCACAACCGATCGTCCTTCAATAAGTAATATTCCCAAAGTAACCACGATCACACAATAAGGGATGGCATACCAAGGGAAAAACAGCCCCAACACGTCAATCAAGACAGCAAAGAGGACTACTCGCAGGTAATCTACGATCTTGGCAATTGTCTTCCTAAGCGACCGGCTGGAAATAGGTTCTTTATTCACCCTTGCTGCATCCAGTCCCGTCCACATGTCAATGAACGAGGCTACGATTGTCAAGATAGCACAGATAAAAATAATAGTAGTCCCATGCGTTATATCCTGGGTAATGTTCAAATGAATGATACGTTCCATACTTACGCTAAAATTAAAAGTGACAGATAGGTACTTGTTAATGCTGCAACTTCGATCCAGAACATCGGTTTAGTGTACAGAAAATCCGATATAATGCTATCGTTTTCATTTCGCACCATCATGGCCACGGTATAACCCACATACGCTATCCAAACCATCAAACACCACGGACAGTTACAGGCTACCCAAGCCTGCGAACCCACAAGGCAAAGTATAGCCCCCATTTTGTGTATGCCCCCCTCGACGATATCCTTGAAGTTTGGAGCAGCCCCAATGAAGAACATACCGGCACAAGCTAAGAATGCCAGCCATTCTGTGCCCGGCTTACTTACTTCCAGCACGGCCGGCATCAACAATCCGGCAGTCAGCCACATTGTAGCCATAAACCAGTGATCGTGTTCCAGTTTGTAATAAGTTGCACTGATAGAGTAAGGTACACCTTTTGCCTTTATACAAACTGCTGCCGTATAAACTGCGATAACCAAAAAAGAAATAATTAATAATAACAT